TTGGTAGAGCGTGGTGAAGATGGTGGTTTGTCTTCATCTGAGGCTTATTTGCTCTACAAGTCAATGCTCTCTGACTATATTGCTTTGGAAGGCACTCGTTATCCTGAGAATCAGGAGTTTGTGGCGATATGAGTCAACCACTGCAAACCTACAGCGTTTCAGCACCAGGTTTCTATGGGTTGAACACTCAAGATTCGCCTTTGGACTTGAATGCTGGATTTGCTTTGGTTGCAACAAATTGCATCATTGACCAGTATGGTCGTATTGGCTCACGCAAAGGTTGGTCAAGAGTTAATTCATCTTCTGGAAACCTTGGCGCAAATGATGTCAAAGTCATTCACGAACTTGTACAAGCTGATGGTTCTTTAACTGTTCTTTTTGCTGGCAACAATAAGATATTCAAGTTAGGCACATCAAATGCAGTTACAGAACTCACCTATGGTGGTGGCGGTACTGCACCAACCATTACGGCAAGTAATTGGCAGTGTGCATCACTGAATGGCATCACATATTTCTTTCAATCTGGACACAATCCACTGATTTATGACCCTGCTGTATCGACTACAACATATCGCAGAGTCTCTGAAAAGACAGGTTATGCCGCTACTGTTCCTGATGCTGATATTGTTATTTCAGCTTTTGGGCGTTTGTGGGCGGCAAACACTGCTTCTATCAATTCAACTGTTTACTTTAGTGATTTGATTTCAGGTCATGTTTGGTCTACAGGAACTGCTGGTTCGTTGAATGTCAACAATGTGTGGGTGAATGGTGCTGACCAGATTACTGGTTTAGCGGCTCACAATGGTTTCTTGTTCATCTTTGGTAAGCGTCAGATTCTTGTTTATCAAGGTGCAACTACGCCATCTACTATGTCAATCTATGACACTGTAGAAGGTATTGGTTGCATTGCCAGAGACAGCATTCAGACCACAAGCACTGATGTATTGTTCTTGTCTAATTCTGGTGTCAGATCGTTGATGAGAACAATTCAAGAGAAGTCTGCTCCAGAGAGAGACTTGTCTAAGAATATTCGTAATGATTTGATGGGTGCTGTTGCTGGTGAAACTTTGTCAAATATCAAATCTGTGTATTCAGAGCGTGAAGCGTTTTACCTGTTAACAACTCCTAGCATTGATACTACTTGGTGTTTTGATACTAAGGCATATCTTCCTGATGGTGCGGCAAGGGTAACTACTTGGGATTCAATTACACCAAAGTCTTTCTTGTCTCGCAGAGATGGAAGTCTATACATTGGTCAGAATGGATATATTGGCTATTACAACACTTACCAAGATTACGATACTTCTTATCGTATGTTGTACTACACAAACCATGCTGACCTTGGCGATCAAAACATCACTTCTATCTTGAAGAAGTTGTCAACAGTCGTGATTGGTGGTTCTAATCAAGTTGTTACATTTAAGTGGGGATTTGACTTCAAGACAAACTACTTGTCAGCAAGTGCTTCTATTCCAACTCAAAATGTTTATTACTATGGTGTTGCTGAATATGGAGCAAATGCAACAACGATTGCTTACTATTCAGATGGTGTGGCTTTGCAGACATTAGTAGTTCCTGCATCAGGTACAGGTAAGGTTGTGCAAACAGGTTATGAATCAGACATCAATGGTTTTGCTTTGTCTATTCAGAAGATTGAAATTCAAGCCAAGAATGGCAAGATGAGTTAAAGGAGATTACTGTGTCAGATTACACCAAGAGTACGAACTTTGCCACCAAAGACAATTTGTCTTCTGGTAATCCTTTGAAGATTGTCAAAGGTACTGAAATTGATACCGAGTTCAACAATATTGCCACTGCCATTGCAACTAAAGCAGATTTGGCAAGTCCTACATTTACTGGTACGCCTACATTGCCGACAGGAACGATTGCAACTACTCAATCTTATGGGAATAGTTCAACTGCTGTGGCAACCACTGCTTTTGTACAGGCGGCATTAGCGGCACTTTATCCAGTAGGTTCAATTTACACAAATGCAAGCGTCAGTACAAATCCAGCAACCTTGCTTGGTTTTGGTACATGGACTGCATTTGGTGCTGGTCGAGTCATGGTTGGTTTTGACTCAGGAAATGCACTGTTTGATGTTGCTGAAGAAACTGGTGGTAGTGCAGATGCAATCACTGTAAGCCACACTCACACAGCAACAGTCACAGACCCAGGACACTTACACACACAAACTCAGTATGACCAGCCTGGGATTGGTAACGCTGGTGGTGGTGGCGCACGAGTTAATTCTCAAACAGCAAATACTGGTAGTGCTACTACTGGTATTAGTGTGGCAGTTAGTACAACTGGTTCAAGTGGAACAAATGCTAACTATCAGCCATATATCACTGTGTATATGTGGAAAAGGACTGCTTAACAATGCACGATATAAGACATCATTTCTCTGATGGTTTATATGCAAAGGAAGCATTCTTCCCTGCTGGAATGACTATCCTGAAACATACGCATGACTTTAGCCATTTGTCTATATTGGCTCAAGGAAAAGTTGTGGTGTTGCAGGGTGAGGAATTGTTGATTTTTGAAGCCCCTGCTTGTTTAGAGATCAAAGCAGGTGTTATTCATGGCGTAAAAGCCATTACAGATTGTGTTTGGTTTTGTATTCATGCCACTGACGAGAAAGACCCGTCAAAAGTGGATGAGATTCTGATTAAAGGAGAATGAAATGCCTATAGGAGCAGCCGCAATATTAGGAGGTGCATCACTGTTAGGTGGTGCAATGCAAAGTAGTGCGGCTCGTGATGCCGCTAACGCATCTGCACAAGCACAACTTGAGTCAGCAAGAATTGCGGCTGAAGCGGCTAAGTTTCGCCCTGTAGGTGTAACTACTCGTTATGGCACATCAAACTTCCAATTTAATCCTCAAGGATATTTGACAGGTGCTGGATACACAGTCAGCCCTGAACTGAAAGCCTATCAAGACCGATTACAAGCCCTGACAGAACGAGGGTTAACTCAAGCTGAGTTGGCACAGCAACAGTATGAGCCTTTACAAACTGGTGCTACAGGATTGTTTGGTTTAGGTCAACAATACCTACAGCAAACTCCTGAACAGGTTGCGGCTCAATATATGCGTCAACAACAGGATTTGCTTGCGCCTAGCCGTGAGCGTCAATTTGCTCAACTGCAAAACCAGTTGTATCAAACAGGTCGTGGTGGTTTATCTGTAGGTGCTACAGGTGCTAGACCTAGCGGTGCGGCTGGATTGGGTGCAACTACTCCTGAGATGGAGGCTTACTACAACGCATTGGCTCAACAAGATTTGCAATTGGCTTCTCAGGCTCAACAGGCTGGTCAACAGAATGTGGCTTTTGGCGCAGGCTTGTTTGGCACAGGTGCTAACTTGCTTGGTCAGTATCAAGCTGGTCAGGTTGGCGCATTGAGTCCCTTTACAACTTATTTGGGTGCAGGTTCTACTATTGAGTCTCTTGGTCAACAGCCTTTAGAGATGGGCAGAATCTTAGGTGGTCAAGCGGCTACTGCTGGAGCTAATATAGGAAAGTCATTGCTTGAAGGTGGCATGGGTGCGGCTAAGACTATTCAAGCTGAAGCAGGGAAAAGTGGTATTGGTTCTGCTTTAATTGGACTTAGCAATAATCCTTTTATTACTCAAAGTTTAAAAGACTATTTTTTAAAGCAAGAAGAACAATCAGCTATGGCTAACCCTTGGGGATAATCAAAGAAATTATTGAGGAACAATCATGGCAACACCAGACATCTTAGGTTTATTCACAACTCCAGAACAGTACGAGCAACAGCGTCAAGCCGCTATGCAAGCGCAAGCATTGCAATTTGCTCAATTAAAACCATCAGATCAAGCACAGTATGGATTTTATCGTGGTGGTCAATTGCTTGGTGATGTTATTGGCGGTGCTTTGGGAGGAGAAGACCCACAACTAAAAATTATTTCACAGCGACAGGCATTAGCAAGTCAACTTGACCCATCTAATCCTGAGTCATTTATGAAGGCGGCTCAGTTAGCGGCAAGTTCTGGAGATCAACAGTTTGCCATTGCTTTGGCAGATGCTGGAAGGCAAGCGGCAGTTCAAGTTGCTCAAGCAAATAAAGAGCGTCAGTTAGCTGTTCCAGCAGACATCCAAAAAGCTCAAATGATTCCTCAGATTCAAGATGCCATTGACCAATATTCTGCATTACCTCCATCTCCTGAAAGAGATAGGGCAATCAGAATACTAGAGAACCAACTTAAAATTTTGGTTGGAGATAAAGCAACTTCTATTGCCGCACCATTACAAGTTGCGACTCGTATTGCTCAAATTACAAAACTACAAGCTACTCTTGATCCACAAAGCCAAGAATATAAAATTCTTCAAGTAGAAAAAGATCAACTTCAAAGACCTGAAAAGCCAATTACACCAGCGGCACAACTTCAAGTTGCATCTAGAATTGTTGAAATTGGTAAACTTCAAGCAAACCTTGACCCTGCAAGCCAAGAATATAAACTTCTTGAAGATGAGAAGATTCAACTTCAAAGACCTGAAAAACCTGAATCAAGACCATCTGTTGGTAGTAGTCGGGAGGCATTTGCTCTAGAAGATTTCAACACAAATTACTATGGCTTGACTCCTGCACAAAGAGCCAAAGTAAATGCTAGAGTAGAAGAGGAAGCAAGAAAACAAGCTGAAGCAACTGCGCCTAAAATAGCGGTTAATACAAGTGACCCAACTGCTGTTGCCAAGGCTAATCTTGATGTCATGGGCAAGTGGGAAAACTTCCTTAAAGCTGGCGGTGATGTTGAGACTGCAAGTAGATTTAAGGCACTGCAAACATCTATTGCTTTGGCACAAGGTGGAAATCCAAGTGCTGATGGGGCAACAATCTTTAATATTGGCAAGATTTATGACCCATCTGGTGCAGTTCAGGAAGGTGACAAAAACACCATCCTTGGCAATCCATCTATTCCACAAAAAATCAAGGCTTTGGCTCAAAGAGTATTTGAGGGTGGAAGTCTTACACCTGAACAACGCAATGATTTACTTAAAGTTGGAACTGAAATTGTTAAAGGAAAACAAACACAACTTGAGATTTATA